CGTTAAACAGAGGCGACTGGTGAACGGGATACCAGTTAGTGCGTTTTTGGCGATCCAATATATGCTGCCTGTCTTGTTTAGTTAATGTATTCCAGAGAAATATCTCAAACCCTTCGGGTAAGGTGTAAAGCGCCACATGAATAACGAAACGAACCCACTTGGATTACGAAACATTTAAATAAATATCATCAAGATTTAACCTCGGCATCAAGCCGCATTTTGAAATAAGCAACAAATCGCGTGACAAGTATGGCGATTTACAGAATGATGGCGTAATAGTTAAGCAATTTAACGCACAAGTATATGCAAATAAGGAGAACAAAATGAAAAAATTATTATTTATAGCGCTAATGCTTCCATTAATTTCCTATGCACAGGTATTCAAATGCGATGTTAATGGCAAAAAGATTTACCAGCAAAAGCCTTGCGCTAGTTCCGGTGAAGAGATGGCAATTAATGCACCACCTAGTGAAGCGGAACAGGCTGCGGCTCGTGATCGCTTGACTAATTACCAAGCAGATAAGGCTGAACAGGAAAGATTAGATCAAGAGTTGTGGGATAAAGAGCGCATGATTCGTGCTGAAGAGGATAAGGCCGATGCGGCTTATCATAATGCTAGAGCCAATAGACTACAGGCAGCACAACAAGCCCGACAAGCTAGGGCGCTAGAGAATAGCAATACTATTAATTCTTATCGTCGTTACTAAACATCTAAGTTAAACAAGGTTAACGCCTGGCTCTCTCCGATTATCACCTGGTTCTTAACATACGCTCTACCGCTCACTGCTACTGTTTGGCCTAATGCTCGCAATGTGCCGCCTCCGGTCATGCTTAGCGTACTGGTTCCGTCTGCATTGTGTGCAGTGACTGTGCCGGTTAGCGTTGGCTGATCGGCTATGAGTTCTTGGAATTGTCTTGCTGGGTTGATGATCGCCATTAGTATTCCCCGTAATGCTTTTCTAGTGAGACGGTTTGTGATGCGCTGATTGCGCCATCACTTACGTTTGCACTAATGCTTATGCCCAGCACGATGCCACGCCATACACCCTGAGCGCCCTCATTAATTTCAACCAAGTCACCACACTGATAGATTGCTGGTGTTTCGCCTAATGGTAATACGGGCAGCTCCACGCTGACAACTTCTTGCTTGCCTCGGTCTGATAGTATATTGCGACCTTTCTCGCGGCCTGCGTCTTGATGTGTGATTAGGTTATCGGTGTATTGGGTGCTGAGTTGATCACCTGCAGTACCCACGCGCTTAACAAAACATTCAACACCTAATGTATTGCCGCCAACATAAACGCCATTAATATCTGCTTTCGGCTGCCAGTTGCCTGACATGAGCATAATGATGTCTGATGTTAGACTGGCAACGGGCGTGGCCGTGCCCCAATCCCACGGGCTAGATTGATAGCGTGGGTTAATGATTAGACTATTATCTGTTTGGTGTGGCAATATTACCCCACCTACTGCATCTGCTACACGCCTAATAGCCTGCATTGCTGTTAAGTTTTGATAGCTGAATGCGTTGGCATTCACTAACCAATCGACGGTTGAGTAAGTAAATGTAAATCCTGATCCACTCAGCTCAGTATCAATAAGTTGTGAGGCTAATAATTGGCTACCGTATGTTGTGCTGACCGGTAACTTATAAGGCGCTGTTAAGTAGGCCGTCTTTGATCGTCCTGTTACTGACCAGGTGTTATTATTAAACTCTTTGTTTTCTGTGTAGCTTTCAATAATAAATTCCCAGATATAACCATCAATATTGATTTCAACTTCTTTCACACCATTAATATCAGGGCGTATCAGTGCGATACCTTCGGCAACTTGCATGTTTAACAGCCATGCAAATGAATCAATATCTATCGACAGGCTTAAGCTTGTCGCTTCTATCGATGTTCGGCTAGGTAATACGACGACGGCTAGACTGTGCATAATAAAATAGACCTGCTGTATTTTGTTGGTGGGTATTTGGCCAAACCCTGTCGGGAAAACAACCGGGCTTGTATCAATAACGACTTCACGTTTTGCTGTCCAGACACTATCCCAAACAATGCGCGTGTGTTTATCAACGGCAATATGACCGCCCCACGGCATTAAATAATGTTTGTCTTGAATGGCAAACTTACCCCATGCGCCTTTGCTTTGTTTGTCGATAAACTGCAAACGCTGGTGGTATTTAATGCTGTAGCTATTATCAGCGTGCTGTGCAAAATCAGTGAAAACTAAGCGCGTTTGATCATCGACATAAACCAGCCCGCCATAAATTATTTTTAGACTGTCATCGAGTTGGTTAAATTTACCCCATGACAGTTTGATGTGGTTGTCAGTATAAAGATAGCCGCCATAAGTAATGCTGAGTGTATTATCTGTAGTCTCTGTCTTATTCCACGGCGATGAAATATTAGGCGATTTTTCAGGCGCACTGACCCAGTTAATTGATAACGACTTGTCACTAGGCTTAGCGTTTTTATGCGCCAATCCAAAGCTTGCGGTTATCGTTGGCATTTAAGACGCGTCACCTCTGATCTGAATCACAAAGTCATCTGTTGGGGTTAGTGTGTCATCTGATGGCATGGTTGTTCTATTAATCCAAATCGGTGCGTTGGCGGCTGTGGTGTTAAATCGCAAAGCGTTACCTGTAGACCAGCCCCCGCCAAAACCAGCGGCGCTAATCGTAAAATATGGCAGCCCTGAAATAGGGTTGATAGGTGCAATATTGCTAAGAATTGAAGCTCCGGTTAATACTTGCCCTGCTCTTTCACCGATTACATTGACCGTAGTAGACCCCGTAAACTGAAGCACCCAACGCTCTTTAATTGCTGAGTTATTTTGCACTAATAATGGATAGGTTAATTCGTTAAACGTGGCGCTAGCATTGCTACCAATAACAATATCACTCCAAACATTTGTCCATGTCTGTTGATCAAATAGCGTGTTGTACCGGCTTGCCATATCGCCAATTAAAAGCGCGCTCGATACAAAAGCGGCTGTCGTATAGTCGTTTTGTATTTGTGATGCAAAAGACAGCTCGCCATTAATTTGCACATCAGAAATAGTCAGCATATCTTCTTTGCGCTTGTAGGCTATTAATGGCTGAGTATAGGCCGATAAATCCAAAGGATTACCCATTGTTACCGTGCTTGTCGCTAAATCAACCGTATACAGTAAATAATCAACTTGTGCTTTGTTTTGGTCATATAGTTCGATTAAATCAAAGCCAGTGCCGGTTAATATTATTTCTTGATCAGCTACTAATCCGCTGGGGAGTGCTTCTGATTCGGTCTCATGAATAACCGCCACGCCACCGACATTATAAATCGGTACGCGGCCATCACTCGGCAATCGTGATGGATTAATACCGACAATAGATGGGTCAACGGGAATACTGGAAAAAGTAACAGCGTTATAAAGTGAGCTGTTTGGAACAACAAATTCAGGCTGCCAAACATTTCCTGTTGCTACGCCTAAATCATCATATTCAAGATTTAAAACGTCGTACCAATCTTGGCCTTCATTGCCTGCCGCAACCACCATTTGACCGTATCGAATTTTCGCCACACCGGTATTAACGTCAATGGTCCCTGCCATGTCGGATGTATCTATAATGCCGTTTTGATCGGCTGTGGCATTCATTAAAGAGCCATCAGAAACTTTATTAGCACGCGTTGAAAATGAAGCGGGGCGCAAAGGTGATCCCGCAGTGCGAAAGTAGGCCTCGTAATTGCTCCATTCGCCAAATTGAGTTAGTAATGATTGCACGGTGATTGTTCCGCTGCCAGCCACCCAATTTGTCAGCATCACTAATGAGCTAGCATAATCAATGGTTCCAGCTACTGTGCCTGAATTTGTTGCTGGATCAATATCACGATAAATTGTGCCTGATCTGTCGATATAAACATGCCCAGCCATGGTGAATCGCACAGAACCCGGTATCACTTTGTTTTGCACTGTTGGACATAAGTATATTTCAAGTGATGGCGCGGCTATTGTGCTTTGCACAGTTGTCGGTGTTGCGCTGGCTAATTTATATTTTACTGTGACAGTCGTTCCGTTGGTAAACACATCGCCTATATTGTCATCTAACCATCGTTTATCTGATGGTAATCCCGAGTACATCTTATAGCCAAGAGGTTGAGAATCAACTTGCGTGACAATAACAGCGTTAGCCGTGTAGCCTACAGAACTCACAGCATCATAAGCGAAAGAGCCAGCACCGTCATCGTTTACCGTGACTTGCGTCCTTTTTATGTTATTGACTTCAATGGTTTTTATAAACCCAGTATTAGATTTAATCGCATCAAATTTGCTTCCAAATGAAGTTTCTTGCTGCAGTGCTGCGCCTGGCGTTGTTCTGACCAACGATGTGGAGGCTATCACGCTGCCAGGTTCTATCGGAGTAGCGTTTGTTAAATTTAATGTGATATTCCCACCGCCATCTTTTGACGGCGTGAATGTTTCTATTACTACGTTGTTGTAGTCGTAATCATAAGTAATTGTGGAATTGGGGTCGGGTAATGAAGTTGGTAAAAAAGCAATCTCACCCGTGCTATAAATAAGCCCCCCTGTCGCATCACCCGTAATTGATCCTAGCCCATTATCTGTAGCGGTTTTTGTCACGCCACTCGACAGCCATGTAATCGTCAGGCTGCTGGGGACAACTGATCCTTGAGGAACTGTATGATCGATATACGCTTCTTTTACTTCAGCGTTATCGCGTATCTCATAATGATTAACCCCGCCCCATGAGAAAAACACCTTGCTGCCAACATCAGGCAATGCCGCTAGTGTAATAATAGCCGTTCCGGTCGCATAATCTATGGTCCCTGTGCCAATCCCTGCGCCTGCTGTTGATTCTAAGATACCCAATCCGTCATCTTTTAGCGAGTACCAATTACCATTAGCCATGTACTCAACTAATAGTGTCGCTGGAGCAGGTATGGGGATGAGTGTTTTTACGTAGTTTAGTGAGCGAGTTCCTGCTGTAATATCTATCGCTGCTGTGTCGGATACGTCTGAAAGAGATACAGCAAGATCAAAAGAAAATAAAACTTCTGCCCCCCAGTATCCAGTAACTAATGTTAGTTTTCCGCTAGCATAATCAACTGTTCCAGTGACTGGGTATGATCCGCCATTAGAGATTATATTGCCTTTCCCATCATCATAAGAATCAATGGTTCCTGTTTTTATTATGGTTAAAGAGCCTCTATTTATCCCTGAACCTATGTAAATAACCTTATTCGATATAGGAATATAAATTTCAAGGTTTGTTATTCTATTATTCGATGATCCTATGATGCGACTTGAATACCCACCAACAACCGCATCAGCCAACACACTTTCAGCCTGAGCGGATGGTGTAACCTGTGCATAGATAGAACTAACAATTGCTTTTGTTTCTAGTGCTGTTACTGCGTTTGATAATGGCCTAATACCATAATATCTTGCGGCTGAAGAGGCTGAGGTCTGGTGAGTAACCACAGAACCACCCGAGCTAGCGGCATATTTACTGGCTGCCGCCCCGTGGAAGGTGAAATTTAGTGGCTCAGTGATTTCATAAACCGATAAATCACGCGTGTACTCGTCACCACTGTTAGGATCAATAAATACCGTTTCAGTCGTTGTTTTCCCTGATAATTTCAAGAACTGACTAAATTCACCCGCTTGCTCAAAATCCTCAATAATCTCTATCGTTTCACCGATGGCCGGCATTTTAGCGCCTACGGTATTAATCAGCGTTATCTGTGATAATCCGGCTGGATGAACGCCGTATAAATTGCCAATCAATCTTGTTGATCTGATTACATAACTTTCAATATCGGCCTTTGCATTGGGTCTTCTATCAGTCGGGTCATCTGTCTCAAATAGCGTCACGTCCACTGCTGGATCAGTCGCGGGCGAGGTAATAATCGCATGCGCACCAAAATACTCCGAACTGTCGGCAGTCTGCACGGCGGGAAAACATTTACGCAATGACACGCGGCCCAATGTTCGATCCAGTCGAGAAATGTCCGCAAATAAATTATTCACAGCACCATCAATGACTTCGTTGGTAGTCATTAAACCGCCACCCGTCACTGCATCAGATAGCTCTTGCGACTCCATTAATTTAACGTCTGCTTTAGTAATTGCCATGTTTTATACTTCCATTAATCTGAGTGTGAGCCAATAGTAATCAGCGGCATCGGGTGTGTTGTAATCAATAATAGGGTCTGCTGTAATCGGTGCAGATTGATTATCAAACACCACCTGAAAGGTGCGTGCATCATTGAGCGTTAAGGTCATTACCGCCATTAAATCAATCTTAGCGACCAAAGCATCAAGCGTGGTTTTGTCTATCCATCCCGCTGACTCTTCGCCTTCCAAAATAATCGAGCGGCCTTTTAGCTTAAGGCTTGATTCAACAATCAAAGCGCCTGATAGCGTCCGAGTTGTGTTTTGTGCGACTTGGGTTTCTTTGTACTCATTGACCCAGATTAAATCTTCGGGCAATGTGATTGCATCGAGAGTGATTGGCATTAACTGACGCTCCCGGCTGTTTTAAGAATATCTAAAAAATTGTCTGCTTCTGTTTTAGAGGCAAAAGAAGCGGTTGATTGTTGGCCGTTGGCTTTGAAATTCACGTTGATGGTTTTTGAGGGAGCGCTACGTTGTTTTTCTTCTTTAGTTTGTCTGTCATATAGATGCTTGATAATCTCCTCGTTAGTCATTTGAGTAGACGGTTGCCATGCTGCAAGTTGATTGCTAACATTTGCGGCCTGAGATAGGCGCTTAAACTCATCTTTATTCTCTGCCGTTAGCTGTGACAGCTGGTCGGTTGCGACATTAGAAAATGCTCTAAACTCAACACGGGCGGATTGCTTGTCTGCTTTTTCTTGTGCGGCCTTATCTTCAGCTGCTTCCCTTGCTGCTCTCTGGTTCAGTATTTTATTTTCATACTCTAAGACACTATTGAATTTCTCTTGCTGTTTTGCCGCTTGGCTTATTGATTGTGCATGATCTATCACTTTAGCGGTTGCATTTTCTGTTGCATTTGCTATGTTATTCCATGACTCAGGAATGCTAGACAAACCACCACCCATTGATTGTATTTTAGTAATAATCTCATCAATTAGCTGTGGGTGCTTTTCGGCTTCAAAACCAACATCAGCGAATGACTGCTTTAATAAATCAATATCGCCTTTGGTGCGTGCAAATGCCAGTGCCTTTAATGCAACCTGTTCTAATTGCTGTTTAGTTAGATCCGCCTCTGTCGCGAATACTTTAAACGCTGCTGCTGCATCTGTTCCGGCAACTGTCGCAACACCACGCAACTGAGACAAGTCTATTTTTAGCTTACCCGTGGCAGCTAATAGCTGATCTGAAGATTGTCCTGCTTTTTTGTTTGCGTTATCAATAACAACGCCAGCCTGATCAAAATTTTTTGCGGTTAATAGCGCTGCCTCACCTACCGCTTTTTGTGACTCGGCAATGCTATCAGCATCAGATTTAACACCGGCAGCCATATCACTTGACGATCCGGTCAAACTATCCCATGCACTTTTTATGTCGGTAGCATCCTCTTTAACGCCATCTTTTAGCGCCCGAGAGTACAGCTTTAAATCGTCTGCCGTCTTTTGAAATGCCGCTGAGGTATCGCCAAAAGTAATCGCTGCTAACGCAGAATTAACACCTTCAGCCACATCCACGAAGGTTTTAATTAATACCGTTGCTGCAATTTGCATAACGTTAAACGAAATGCGCACGGCATCAGCAAAACCCATTACCACTTCTGCGGTTACGGTTATGCTGTCGCTAATGTCTTTAGCCCACTCCTTTAGTGAGCCATCTTCGGCCATTTCTTTTGCGGTTGCAAGCAAGGAAGACAGCTGATCTTTTGCATAATCAAGCGCGCCTGACGTGGCTATTTCATTCAGGAATAAACTCCATGTATCCTGCATATTGCTAATCATGCCGACCCATGTCGTCATCATAGATTTAGCTGTTCCTTCAGAGCTTTTTCCCATTGCCTCGATGAGCAGTTGAATCTCTGTGCGGCCAACCTTTCCGGCTTCTGACATTTTCATCAGTTCAGCGGCGGTTTTTCCTGTCGCTTCAGCCAGCAAACTCCACACGGGAACACCGCGTTCGATAAGCTGGTTGGCCTCTTCTGCTTGTAGCTTTTGCTTTGTCCACGCTTGACCTAATCCAAGGACAATCCCCTCTAATTCAGCCTGCCCCCCCCCTAGCTTTGCAGTTTGATCAGCGATTGCTTGCATTGATCCGTTCATGGGATCAAGGCCGTATGCCTTCATCTTAACGAATGCTTTTGTTACGCCCTCAACTTGAAAAGGTGTATTTTTAGCGAAATCTTTAATCCATTGTGTCGCTCTTTCCCCACCCTCAATGCTACCCATTAGGCCGTTCAGCTGAATACCTAATTTCTCGAATCGCCCACCCGTATCTAATATTGCCAGAAAGCCTTCTTTTAGCTTATTTAGCCCAAGATACGAGGCCCCTAAAGCAACAATGCTTCTAGTTGCTGACCTAGTGCGATTAGATAGTGTGTCCGTTGACGCATTTTGTGCATTCTGTGCGGCTGTTGCTCGTGCTGTAGCTGTGGATAGGGAATCATTGGAGCCAGAAAGGCTGCTTAGGCCGGAACGAGCGCTATCTATAGCTTGACGGGAAAGGTCGCGCGCTCTAATTAATATACTAACAACAGGGTTTGTCATGGATATTTAATTGGGTTGGCCGTCCGTGGCCGTTGGCTTTATTAAGCGTAAACAACTGCATCATCAAAGATAATTTCACCGGATTCTGCTGGTAACTTAATGGCCTTACCGGTCATTTCAGCATCAACATAATCTCCGGATAGCAAATCAATATCTGAGTTTGGTGTGAGTGTTATTTTAGGAATACGAACGTAAGCATCCGAATCATCTTCAAGGTTTACACCATCAAAAATGATTTCAACATCAATTTGACTTGCCACACCACCTGAAATCCTTACGCCAGTAATCCCGCTGTATGTATAGCTAAGGGACTGAGCGCCAACAGCACCAGGAGTAAGCGCTTTAATTGCTCCCATACGTGGATGCTCGATAAAATCAGTACCTAGCACCAAAGCCGAGATGGCCGACGCTGAAATATTGCGTTGATCAGTTTTAACCCATTTGTATTGCACTAGCGTTATTGACTCGCCTGATACTGTGCCGCCGGTATCATTGATTGCTGACGAGGTACCCATAAACAAAATGGCGAACATTTCTGTATCAACCTCATTAAACCCAAGAGCCACCTCTGAAGGTTGGCTTAGCGCCACTGCTCCTGCAAGTAACCCATGGTTGTCTCGGCCTTTTCCAAATCGTTCTTTAAGTTCTGCATTGGCCTTTATCGTTAGCTTTGTTCCTCCAATTGCACCGATAATTTCTTTATTTAAAACGCCATTATCAAATCGACGAATATAAACATCACCTTTATAACTAATACCTTTTGACATAATTACGCCTTAATAACTTCATGTTTTAATAGCCACTCGCGCTGTTCTTGAGTGACGTGAATTTCATCGCCTTTTTTTAGCTTTTTACCGTCATGCGTATGATTATCGACATCAATAACAGCCTTGGTTAAATTAATTTCTTTTTGCTTTTCAGGCATTGTTTTTCCTTATTTAAAGATGTTTTTATGGTGCTTAAAGTGGCTTTGTATAGCGCTCTCTGCCGGTTGTTTTCATGCGAACTTTAAACATGATTGGAAAGTAGAAAAATCCATTAATGTAGGTTGGTCTGTACGGGCTTTTAATTCTAATCATGCGAGAATAAGGCGCTTTAAGATGTTTGCCGTTTAATATACTGATTACGTCACTAATAATCTCACCCGCATCAACACGCGCGCCCTTGCCTGATTCATGGCGTACATTTCTCACCACAACCATAGTCAGCCATAACTGATGAACAAACTGACTATTTAGCTCCCCACCTGCTGCTTCCTCTGGCTGATCGTCATAAAGAATAACTTGTATCGCTGGATTAATCTGATTCTTACTTTTAACACCATCAATATCGACGGCAGACAATATTTTTGTCGGGCTAATGGTTTCAATTTCAGCCTTCAAGCAGTCTATTATTAATTTTTCGGCATTTAGATAGTTCATAAAAACCCGTTATCACTACGACCAAAAACGCGGCCACCGGATTGCATGGTAGCGCTGTTATTTGTGGCAGGGCTTGCGCCGGTATCATCTGGGCCGACACTGATAACGCCTTTTGCCACTTGAGTTAAAAACTTCAGTGAAGATGCATAACGCGCCTCAACCACGTCAGGCACC